AATTACTAAGCCATGTTTATAAGCGTAGTTCTCTGCTCTCTTTACTTTACGGTTAAGTCTATTTTGTGGATTGCAGGATATTAAGAATATACAAAGCAGTAGTATTCTCATTTGCGATTTAAACCTATTAAAGAGTCCTTGCTTCTTAGCAATAGTAAACCTAAAGCTGCAACTGCTCCTGCTTCTGTTTCAGAATGCCCTTTGCTTATATACAAAGATACAGCTATTGTCAGGATAGTTAATCCCATCATTGTAGTTACTATTCCTGTTTTAAATAATCGTTCCATAATTTTTTGTTTTAGTAGTTGGTTGTATTGTCCCATCGAGCTTTCGTTCCTCTACGGTCATAATGAGTAAATGTATCATACCTACCTACACCGCCCTCTTCAATAGCATCTATTCTTATTAATCCTTCAATTATATCTGCTACCTCGTCAGGTGTATATCCTTTTATTGTTATATCAGAAGCATTACCTGTTAAGTGTTGAGACTTTGTAGCACCACCTACTTTTTTGTTATAGCTTGGTGAGCGATACGCACTGTTAATTATTACACTTGCATCACAAAAATCTCTTATTACCTGTAAGTTGTAAGCGTGAACTTCTACATTGTCAAATACTTCTTGAGGCATCTCGCTCCCATCGTTACATTCAAATTCTGATTTGCTAAAATTTTTAGTTAAGTCTCCCATTGTAAATCTATTTGTTTATTAGAATGTCTAACTTTCCGTTAATAGTAGAGATGCCTATTTTTACCTCGCTTAGTTCTTTGTTAATAGTGTCTAGCTCTGTTTTATTCTTTTCCTCGTTTTTCTCCATTCGGGTGTGCATACCTGAGAACTTTTTGAACATTACCGACTCGTTTTTTTGTATGTCTTTCTGCATCTGTTTAATTTTATCCTCTTGGCTCTTGTCGCTCATTACCATCTTCCAGTAAAAACCTAAGGCACTTGCTACGCCTACTACTATGTAAATAACATCTTTTAAAATAAAAGTAGCTTCCATCCCCTCCATTCTCTGCTTTGTTTAAGTTATTTCTATTGGTTCACTCCATGCAGGTGTTGACATTAATTCCAGACATTCGCTATGCGTGTATATTCCTACTGGTATAACTGTACCATCTGCAATAAATGTAGGCTCGTATCCTTCCTGCCATTTAATTACAAACTGCGTGTTATCTATTGACTTTCTAATAGTGTTGCTAGATGTTTCCTCTATTTGTAAAAAGTCTATTAAGTCTAAATCTGCTATGTTTATTACTGCGTATGTTCTCATTAAGGTACATTTGTAGAGTAAGCTACTCCGTTAGTTAAAGTTCCATCATTTCCACCGCTCCCACTATCTATTGCAGTAGTTCCCATTCCTTCCTCGAATCTATACCAATGTAAGGGAGAAAGGTCTGTTAAGTCATTTGGTTGACCGCTATTATAAATAGTAGATACATTTGAGCTTTGGTCTGTGTTAAAAATTGCCACCTCGTCAATATTACCCTCAAACATCCATGTGATAGATTGCGACAAACCTCCAATAGTAGGTACTACCGCAGTTGTGGAGCGTAAACCACCATTTGCAGATGTTCCTTGCGCTCTTTGAATACCATCTACAAATAGTTTTAATCCATCAGTAGAGGTATCTCCAGCATAAGTAAACATAACGTGATGCCAGTTGCCATCATTAGGTACTATTGCATTTGTTGTAGCTGCAACCGCACTACCTCCACTATCAAAAATAATTCCACTAATTCTATTTAATCCACCACCTCTCCAATTTAAAGCCCAATTTCTATTAGTACCGCTTGCTCTATCTTCACAAACAATTTCTTGGATGTTAGTTCCACCACCTCCGGTGTTAGTAGTAGGTATATTAACCCACGCACTTACAGAAATAGCTCCAGTCAAACCTAAAGATTGAGTATTTAATTCTACTTTATCGTCAATCCCATCAAACAAAGTCGAATAGGTATTAGCGAAAGGTGCACTACCTCCTGCGCCTAATACTAGACCGCTATTATATCTATATCCATAACCGTACATAGACCTACTTTAAGATTGCTACTACAGAGCCACTAGTTAAAGTTATTGCGCTAAAGTAATCGCCTTTTTGTGGTGTTATTAAGACTCCTGCTTTTACTCCAGTCGCAGGGGTTGTAATGTAAGAAGCTAGTACATCTGTTGCATCGTCTCCGTTTACTTCTAGTCTAGCTATTACTGTGTCTTCAGCTACATAGTAACTATCTGCATTTAGTACTTTCTCTGTAGTGTCGTTTATTACTACGACTCCGTTTATGGCTATTAATTCTCCTGAGTTTGTCATTTTTATTTATTTATTAATTTTGTGGTATTTGGCATTCATCGTATTCTAAAGGTTGTTTAAGTTGCATACTCATTGTCCAACCTGTTAATGTGTCATCGAATCTCTCTGTAAAACTGCTTATACTTCCAGTCTTTTCTATCTTTACAAATTTCCAATTATCTGTATATAGCTTTTCAAAATATGCAATAGTATCTAATAAGATTAGCAAGGTATCGCTTTTAACTTCTGTTTCTACTCCTTCATTTGCTTTGTCCATAACTAGAATGTTAAAACCGTTAGTAATAAAACCATCGCCAATACTTGCAGGACTATCTTGTACAAACAACAAAGGGTAATTAAAATCTTTAAGTAGAGAATCGTGTTGTACTACTTCCCAAAGGTCTCCGTTACCGAATTCGTTTATCTGCTTGTGAGCTGTTGCAAAGTCTTGAAACTCTTTTATCATTTGGTTGTACGTGATTTTCATCTCTAAACTTTTTTAACTTTCTGTCTACTATACTAAATTTCTTTACTTTATTCTTTGCCATATTTAATCATTACAACAGTCTCTTAAATAGTCAAACCCTGTGCCTCTATTCTTTCCATTACCTAAGTATAAGCCACCAGTAAAAGCAGAGTTACTAGGGAATATGTCATCTGTTTCAGAGTTACTTGTATACAATGGGAATAGTGTGTGGTTAGCTACTAGATAATTAATTATGTCCTCTGCAAACATCTCAGCTTTATCTCTCCATCTGTTTAACAAGTGGTTTAAGTCATCAAAAGAGGTTGCTTGACTGTTTTCAGAGGTCTGCTGTACTACTCCTTTGTTTCTGTACTTGTAAGCTAGTATCGGAGTCATCTCAAATACTAGGTATTTAAGTAAGCATGGAGCTATATAAGTATTAACTAAAATTAAGTCGTTTCCTGCGAGAGTTCCTGCGCCTGCTTTATCTATTATGTCATCGAATAAGTTAGTCCCTAGAATAGGTTTAATGTACTCCCTTTGAGCTGTCCACAAAGCATCTACCATGAGCCTTTCGTCTACATTGTCATCTAGGATACTGTTATCCTTTATGTAGTCCATATCTATAAGTAATGTTCTAGCCATTGTTTTTTTCTTTTACTTCCCTTCTTATTGCTTTAGCTCTTTTGCTGTGTGGTCGCATTATAATAAATTCTATATCTTCTTTAAGTTCCTCAGCTACTTTTACAGCTAAGTCCTTTTTAAATTTTAAACGTTGATAACTACTAAGCATCTTTCTTAACTCTAACTGTTCTAGCACTCCATACGTGCCTACAGTAAGGTACTCTGTTGCCGTTTCTATTCCACCATCCACCTCTATGTTTAAAGGTGCTTTGTCCAAAATCGTTAACCATGCCTAGTAACTCCTCTCTAGTGTAGCTTTTACCTAGTCTTAGCATTTCTCTACAGTAGTCTCTAGTGCCTGCAATTATAGGAGAACCACTTAAATCTGCTCTTAAAGCATATTTGTAAACTGTTATAATCTCGGATACTTCCTCTTCGCCCTCCTCAGTTACATTTATCTTAGTTTTCTTTAGGTCTAGTAAACCATTCTTAACAAGTCTATCTATCCTTTCTTGTACTTCGCTAGGCGTTTCGCCTACTTGCTGCGCTATATCTTCTACAGTTGTTTTAGGGTTAGCCTTTATTATGTCTATTACTTGACTGTCTATGCTTCCAATGTCAGCAAAGTCAAAAGGGTTATAATCTAGCTCCTTTTCGCTTATTACTTCTAGCTCGTCATCATGGTAACCTAGTTTACTAAGCTCAGTCCAGAAAAGCTCCTCATCTTCGCTAAATACTTGCTCTGTTTTCTTTTCTAAAGGCTTTTCCAAAGGCTTGTATCCTGCAAGCTCTCTAATTTCGTCTGTAGTTAATACTGATACTAAAGTACTTTCTGAAATCTGTACTTTGATAGGAGCTATCTTTTCTATTCTCAGACCGCTCGGCATTCCTAACAATAAAGCAAAGTCATTAAATAACTTTTCGTACATTCTCTGTGCAGGCTCAATGTAACTGCTATTCATTGCCTCAATAGCTACCCTTAACTCGTCAGCGTTATTGCTAAAGCCTGTGTCTATTGTCTTAATAAATACAGAAGCATCTACTCCATGAGCTGTGAAAATTTCGTCTTGTACTTGTTTGTTGAGATTGATAAACTTATCATCTTGACCGTTAGGACTAACTGGTATTATATCAACTCCTTTGTCTTTTCCATCATCAAAAATAATTATAGGCTCGCCTGCGTTATTGCTACCATGATGCTTATTTTTAATCTGCTTTTTAATGTAAGCTTGCGCCTCTTGAGTAGGTTGACCATTATGGAAATTAAAAACTACACCACCACTAAAGCCTGATTTACAGTTATTTAGCACATAATTAGATATTTCATAGTCGGCAGAAATGTAATTTATCCCGCTTATGTAATTTGGCAAGGGATATTCTTTTAAGTTTGGTCTATAAGACTTGTAGTAACAAATATACCTTTCGCCTCTAACTGCTGAACCATCAAAAGGGAAAGAGGTTAAAGTTTCAAAGTCCTCGTTACTTGTAGGCTTTCTACTTGCCCAATCGCTTGTATAAAAATAAGTATCCTCCTCAACTCCCACGCGAATATCTCCAAAATCAATATGGTTTATAATTAAACCTTTGCCATCTTTAGTAACAATAACTTCTAAAGCATAACCACCAAAAAGTTCATTGTCCTTAACTATCTTTTTTGTAAGTTCAAAAAGTGAGTCGTTTCCAGGATGATTAATAAAGTTTTCTAGCTTTACTTTGTCCTCAAGTGTTCTAACTGTTTCGTCAACTTTCCACCCTCGACCGCTTATGTAATTAGTCTT